GCTGGAACCCTGCCGTGCCTTGCATCGCTTGCGAACCATCCTGATTGCTGAGCGTACATTGAACCATGGACGAACTTGAAGACTACGCCCGCGCCCGTAGGGTTTTCTTTCTTGATACCAATCTGAGCAGCCCTGTTTTGAACACAGAACTCTATGCTACTCAATCATTGATCAAAGGCCTTCGTGTCTATCGAACTGATCGCCTGGCTAGATCGAGAATGCACACTCACGAACGGGTGAGATACGAATACTTGGTCAAGCTAACCAAAGTTCGGAAATGGTCTTTAGACTACTTGGAGACTGCAACTATTCTTGACCCTTTAGAGTACAAAAGAGTTGAAGAATGCATGAGAGAACCTGTAGCCAATCATATTAGTGACTATGCCAGAGCAGCAAAACTTCTTCCTCTCCTTGAAGAGTCGCTTTGCGATGGGTTACGTCAACGTGGACTCCCAGAGGAAGAGGTCAAGAACATGTCTCAGGTGTTCCTTGAGAATATTCCGAGAGAATATGAACGAGCGTATGAGCAGTTGTCAAACTTATTCGGCCGTGCTGAATCTCGTATCAAGGATCACAACGAAATGTGGACTCTTGGCCAAATAGGATCTGTGAAAATATGGATAACCTCCACTAGTGCACTGATTGAATACGACAACCAAATGAGAATTTCAAGTCTCAATCAGATTCTCATGCTGAAGGACAAATTATCCACTCGTTACATGCTCTTGGCTCATGTAAATGGTCTCGGTTTAAAGTCAGATTTGACTGAGCTACTTCATCACCTGTTTTTATGGCAAGACAACGTTCTTAACCAATACGGGAATGAAGCATACAACATCTTGAAGGCAGTTGAACCTCTATACAAGACTCGTATCTCCCATCTAGTGGACAATGTTTTCGGATCTGATACTGCATACACGAGGATGATCTTGAAGATGAAGCAGAAAGAATCGAAGTTGAAAGTGTCAGGAACAGCTCATTATGCGAGCGCTATAGGAAGATTATGCGAGATTGTGGAGATGAATGACGATACTGAGGTCTTAGTTGAGTTGTTCGGCTGTCAAAAGTCTTGTGGACATCCAGTAATTGACCCTAGACTAGGAGGATTGTCAGCTGCTGAAGAAGCCAGATCCAAAGACACGACATCACTCATAGATGCGCAGAATCTGAGAAACACATTCTGCCATATTGTTCTCTGCTCGTACATTGCTCAACATGGGGTTTGGCCTCCATTAACCCACATGAAGAAAGGTACAGCTCTTAACACCCTTCATGAGCGCCAAGAAAGGAAGATTGACTACAATTCTTATCCACTATCCGACTGGAACTTCACTGAGTGGGAAAAATTCCTGGACTTTGATTATTTCCCCAACTACCTTGATTTGATGGATGACAAAGCCATTTCACTCTATCGAAGTGATCTAAGATTGACATGGGATAAGGATAAGCGACCCAAATCAAATCGCAGGCTACTCCTAGAAGTCATGACTCGGAAGGATATCGACATTCGAGAACTAGTGGAGAGGGTCAGTAGACGGGACATTCCCGATGATTGGAAAGTGGTGAGTCTCTATCCAAAAGAAAGAGAATTCAAACTTGACCCGCGAATGTTTGCTATGCTTGTGTTGGAAATGAGATGTTTTTTTACTGCAATCGAAGCTAATCTTGCAAATTCGCTCTTCAGGTATCTCCCACAGCAAACGATGACAAAAACAAAGACCCAGAACCAGGAAAGGTTTCTGCGTTTTACAGATCCTGGAAAGAACACGAACAACTATTCTCTATTCCTTGAGATTGATCTTTCTAGGTGGAATCTCAGATGGAGAGAGCTTGTGATTCATATGATCGGACATGACATCAACAAAATGTTTGGCCTCAAGGGAACATACACAGTTACTCACTGGTTTTTCGCAGTGAGCCAGATAATCGTGAGGGTAGGAGGACTCCGTCCTGATGGAGTAGAGTTGCCTGTGATCCCTGAGTCAAGCTTGGCTTGGAGAGATCATAAAGGAGGGTTTGAAGGGTTGAATCAGAAACTCTGGACGGCTGCAACATATGCTATGGTTGAAATGGCACTGCTTCCTCTCCTTCAGAACGGAACAATTCAGAATTACGAGTTGATAGGTCAAGGAGACAATCAAGTTCTTCGATTATCTATCTCTCCCAATGGTCAGTCACGGGAAATAAGAATCCCTCAAGTTCGTGATGCAGTCAATGAAAATCTCGAACGAGTCTGTCGTAGCGTGAACCAGGAAGTAAAACCCGAAGAGAATGTGGAATCGACGGCGGTCCTGACTTATTCAAAAGATGTTTTTGTTGAAGGAGTAGAATACCCTACCTCGTTGAAAAAACACAGTAGGTTGTTCCCTGTTACATCCCTTGATTTTCCGTCAGTCGCTAATAATACACGGGCAATTCTAGCCGGAGCGGTTGCAGGGGGAGAAAACTCAAAGCGTCCGTTGCGAAGTGCAATGATTGGTTGGTACCATGCTATACGATACCTCTCTTCAACAGCTAGAGGATTCAGCATCCATGGAAAGTCTGCACCAAAACTCTCTGATCGTGAATTATTGGCATCTGTAATCATACCTGCCAGTATCGGTGGACACTGTGGGATCAACATTGCATCATTCTTTTACAAAGGAGGATCTGACCCTCTTGGGAAGGAAATTAGTGGGTTGAGACTATTAGCTTGTAGCACAAACATTGTCGGTCAGCTTGCATCTTCGTCGATTCGTGCACTGGAAGAACGTTATTGTGTACGTTCGGACCCGGAACTTGACGTTTTGATAGACAATCCGTACAGTCTCCCTCTGACCAAATCATCCTCTCCTATGTCAAAGGTAGGGGAAATGACACTGTCGTGCTTTAAGCCGCTGGTTAGAAACACAAGTATACGACCGCTTCTCGAATCATCTGTAACATCATCAGAGAAGAAATTACGAACAGATCTGATTGACATACGACCCTTGAATCCAGTTCTAATTCATGATCTTTACGAGTCATCGGGATTCGGGACAATTCGACTGATGAAGAAGATGTTTGTGAATACACGTACAATTCAGTCAGTTGCACAAGCATCTGATGGAGGTATCACTCACACCTTCCTTCGAGCTGACTTAAACGACACTCTTTGGTTTAAGAAGTGGGTGGAAGGACTTCCAAACCGAGGGTACTCCGGACGGAAAAGTTTTGATCTCGTCGCACAATTTCGTTCATACTGGGGATTAAGTCTTCATGGAGTCACAACTCATCAGCCATTAGACTTTGTACATGTCTCAGACTCATCTCGGCATCAGAGCTCGATTAAATGGTCAGCTCACTCTTCTACAGACCTTTTGACTAAGCGGGGACCATTGACCGGATATGTTGGGACTGCCACCAAAGAGAAGAGGTCCGAGCACGGATATAGGATTGTAGACACAGGAGCTCCATCTCGATCCCTGATGAAACTTCAACTTATTCGAAGCCAAGCCTATGGGAACCCTGACTTCAATCTCTTGTTAGATCTGATAGGACTCACAAGATCATCTACTCTGTTGTCTGATGTTACCGACTTACTTCCAAAAGTTCGGGGAGGATCAATTTCGCACCGGTACTCATCTAGTATGAGAATGGACTCTGCTTCTTATGTCGGCCCTCTGAACTTTGTTACACATATACGACTCGACACAAACTCTGTTGGAGAAATAAGTGGCAGTGCACTCAATTATCCGATCATGCTCCAGGAATTTATGATCACAGCACAAGCCGGGGCCAAACTTTTGTTCTTAAACAGAGGAACTCGATCTGGGGAACTTGTAATTGACATTCCAAATCTTGAACCCTTGCCCGAAGACTCACTTGCATGCGGAACTCCGAAATTTTTGACTGCATCTCTTCCCAAAACCAAACTTCTCTACACACAGGAAATTCTTTTGGCAAGGACCTACGACAGCATGGCAAAAATTCTGCCTCGACATACAGTAGTTACACCGGATGATTACAAGCAGAGATCCACACTCTACATGGCACTGGTGGGATTTTGTATGGAAACTCTCAGGGACTCGAATAGAGCAAAAACCCTTGCTGACAACCGCGGATATGAGTCTATTCCCGCATCTTATCAGCTGGACATATCTGAAGCTCATGCTTTCGGTCC